TACTTCTGCTGTTACTTCTGCTGGTGCTAAAGCAGGAGCAACACATGATGAAATGATTAAATTGAGAGATGTTGCAAAACAGTTAGGAGCAGATTTCCCTATAAGTGCTACACAAGCAGCGGAAGCGATGGATGGATTAGCTGCAAGCGGTATGAATGCAAATCAAATTATGAGTTCATTGCCATCAATTGTAGAAGCATCTGTTGCATCTGGTGAAAACTTGGAAACAACAGCAAGCATTGTATCTGGCGCATTAAATACATGGGGACTACAAGAAGGTAATGTAGCAGAGAATGCAACACGTATGGCCGATGTAATCCAAATGGCTGCTAACAAATCACGATTAGATATGATTGGGTTTGGCAATGCAATTCAATATGCAGGTGCACCAGCGGCTGCATTAGGAATATCTGTAGAAGAATTATCTACATCATTAGCTATCATGAGTAATAACAATATTGAGGCATCAACGAGTGGCCGTGCGTTGCGTATGATGTTAAGTAGATTAATAGACCCTCCAAAAGAAGCCGCACAAGCATTACAAAAACTAGGAATTGTCACTACTGATTCACAGGGCAAATTTATTGGCCTTGGTAAAGTATATGATCAATTGCGAACTAAAATGCAAGGACTAACAGAAGCTGAAAAATTTAAGTTGGCAGGTGATATTGCAGGAACAGAATCTACATCTGCATTATTAGCAGTATTGAACACTACTAAGGAAGCATACGATGATATGCGTAGTTCAATGGATTCTGCAACAGGTTCATCTAAAGCACAAGCCGATATAATGAAGAAAACATTGCTTGGGTCATTCAAGGATTTAGAAAGTAAAGTAGAGGCGTTAGCTATTAGCTTTGCTGATGTATTGCAGCCTAGGGTACAAAAGGTGGCTGACACAATCGGTAATCTAGCTAAATACTTTACTAATTTAAGTCCAGCCATAAAAAATGCTGCAATTGATGTAGGCCTTAGTATTGTGGGCTTTACTGCTTTTGCTAAAATATTAGGGCCTATTACAAGTGGAATTGGCTCATTGATGCGGACATATGCTAATGTTGGTAAAGTGTTACGTGGCCAAAGTATCAATAATAAATTATTAGAAGTATCTGTAAAGGGTATTGCCAGAGCTTTTAGTGGAATTGGTAGTATAGTGATGAGAGTATTACCAATGATAGGGAGATTAATTCCATTAGTCTTGACAGGACCTGTAGGGATTGCAATTGGTGTAGTTGCATTGTTAGGATTAGCAATTTACAAAAATTTTGACAAAGTAAAACCGATATTAGAGGGAGTAGGACAATCGTTTATAGGTGTTGTAAACATAATAAAAGGTGCAATCAATCGAATTATCGTTGTAGTACAACCTATAGTATCAAAAGTAGCAAGTGCATTTGGTAAATTAATTAATCAAGTGGCTACATCATTTGGTAGAATTTATCAATTAATGTCTCCTTTCTTAAATATTATTTTCACTGTTGTAAGTAAAGTAGCTAAAGTTTTGATTGGTGGACCGCTTGCAGTAGCATTAGGGGCATTAGTAGTTGGCTTTAATGTAGCGGTAGCAGGAATTACAGGGATTCTTACTTTTGCATTAAATGTAATTGAAGGTATTGTAACAGGGATTACAAGTGTGTTAAGTGGTATTACAGATTTTATTGTTGGGGTATTTACTGGTAATTGGAGCATGGCGTGGAATGGCATCGTTCAAATATTTGAAGGTATAGTAACACCAATTAAATCCATATTTACAGGGGTAATAGATGGCATTAAAGCAGCAATAAATAGTTTAATTTCTGGTGTAAATGGAATATCTGTAGATATTCCAGACTGGGTGCCGGGTGTAGGTGGCTCTCATTTTGGGCCATTAAACATTCCGTTATTATACTCTGGGACTGATAACTGGAAAGGTGGCCCTGCTATGATTCATGATCGAGGGGCTGAAATAGTAAACTTACCAAGTGGAGCACAAGTAATACCGCATGCACAGTCATTGAATACTGCATATAATCAAGGGAAACGTAGTTCATCTAGTAATAGCATCAATGTAAATATAGCGAATCTTAATGTTAGAAATGATGGAAAATCTGTAGAAGAGTTGACATTTGAAATTGCAGAACAAATTCATTACCAATTACAAAAACGTTCTATTAATAGAATGGAGGGAGCTGTATAATGTCTTTTTTTGATGCAATTATGAGTTTCTTTGGTGGTAAAGGAATACCACAAGGATGCCAATTTACATTATCATGTGCAGGACAAAATATAGTATTGCCAGTAACACCAGCTTCATTTAAAGTTGGGAGAACATACAATAATAGCACGTTAAATATAAATGCAATTGGAGAAATTAATATGTTAGGCAAAAGAGGTCTTCAAACATTATCATTTGAAGGCTTTTTTCCTGCACAAAAATATGAATGGTCAGAAACGAATGAAACAAATCCTTATAACCTAGTAAGAAAAATAGATGGATTTGCTACAAGTGGTAAGCCGTGTAAGATTTCAATTTCAAATACCTCAATTTCTATGTACTGTACAATTGAAGCATTTAATCATGATGAGCATGATGGTACTAGTGATGTATATTATGAGATGACACTCAAAGAATATAGGTACATAAAACCAACATCAGAGATAAAAAATGATACTACAGGCTTATATAGTAGAATTGCCGAAGCACCAGAAGAGCAAGCTGTAACATCATATCCACAAGAACATTTCATGGATACAGCTAATAAGGCAGTATCAAAAATAATGCCAATTGCTGAACAAGGCAAAAAGGCATTAAACATGTATAAGATGATGGTTAAAGCTGGTAAAAGTCCAATTGGTGCAGTTTTAAAAGTATCTAAGCGGTCATTAAAAATGAATGGTAAGGAGTGGCCACTATGATTACATTAATAGAACATATTAATGAAAAGGATGAAAGAGTAGATATTACACATCTTATTTCTAAGTTTACATGGAGCGGTGATAGAGAAGAAGCTGCAAGAAAGTTAGAGTTTTCATATGCTTACAACCCTAAAGATATATCATTTCCGAATTATTTAATTGATTTAGGTGATCGTATTGAAGTGACAGTAGATAATGCAAAGATATTTACTGGACGTGTTTTCTTTAGAAAAAGAAATACAAATGACAATACATATGATATTACTTGTTATGATGGGATGATATACCTAGCAAAGTCTAAAGTAAGTTTAGTTTTTAATGCTACAAATGTAGTTGATGCTTTCAAGCGTGTATGCGCAGAGGTTGAAGTACCTGTAGGGACCTTACCAGATATACCTACAGTAGTAAACTTTGTGGCAGATAAAAAAACATGTACAGAAGTTTTTCAAATGTTGTTTGAGAAAACAAAGGCTGATATTCAAAAAGATTACACAGCCATATTACTAGCAGATGGAATTAATTTGGTAGAAAAAGGAACAACCATTGAAGAGTATATAGCTAAAGATACATACGATGTAATAAGTTCATCACATTCTGAATCAATTGAGGAAATGGTAAACAGAGTAAAAACTGTTGACGCTGCAGGCAATGTGATTCGAATAGATAATGAAGATGCATTAATTAAAAAGTATGGTATTTTCCAAGATATTTATAAAAATCAGCCAGAACCAAAGGAAAAGAAAGCTACTAAAAAGAAAAAGGCTACTAGTACAAGTACACCAAAGAAACCCAAGTTTCCTGTTGATAATGTGGCAAAAGCCAAAGCAAAAATCAAAGGAATCAAAATGGAATCAAGTATTTCTGCTATAGGTAATATGCAATGTATAGCAGGGTATTCTGTAGTAATTGAGGAAGAACAGCTAAAAGGAGTATTCTTCATTAAGTCAGATAATCATACATTTGAAAATAATACACACATCATGGAATTAAATTTAGAGTACATTAGAGAACCAGAGGAAGGAGAGGGTGAAAGTGCCGAAGAAAAACAATGATCCTTATGCAGGAATATTAGGTATCATGAGCGATGTAGGTGGAAACGCTGGAAAGCAAGCGATGCCGGGAATTGGCACTATAGTATCACCACCTCCAAATTTGGTGGTATCGTTCAATGGAATGGAGTTAAACAGTAATTTTTTATGGGTAGATGAATATTGGTTACAAGGTCATTATAGAGAATCTAAGGGGCATATTGTAAGCGAAACACAACCACGCAGCGGTGGCGGTGGCTATGCAGAATTTGCTAGTCATACACACGCTATTCATAATGATTACACAAAAACTAGAATCATGACTGATACATGGCATGTAGGAGATAAGGTAATGCTAATTCCAATAGTAGGGGATGATGAAAGTACAGCAGAGCAATATTTTGTATATGGAAAATGTAGGAGGTTAGACGGCAATGAGTAATCCATTTATGAAAGGGAATAAACCAAGTAGTATTGACGTTCAAAAAAATCTACCATTATGCAAGGAACTAGCTTGGGACTTTCAGAGAGATACATACCAATATGATAGAAATGGCAATCATAAATATGTAACAGGTAATGACGCTATCAAAGTATGGGTTTGGAAAACCTTGAGAGTAGAGAGGTACAGATATAGAGCATATTATGATGATTATGGTATTGAGTTTGAACAGTTTATTGGTAAAAAGCCAAATGATACACCTAGTCAATATGAACTGTTTGAGTATGTAAAGGATGCGTTATTGGTTAACCCATACATTATAAATGTAGATGCTGTAGATGTAATTCAAGAACATAAAACTATTACATTACAAATTGAATTACAAACAATATATGGTCCAAATACGATAGGAGTTGAAGTATAATGCTAGAACCACAAAGTAAGCAAGATGTGCTAGGACGGCTACTAGCAGATTTCAAAAAAATAGATAAAGAAGGATTGAGTATACATGAAGGAACATTTGTATTTGATACATTAAGTTCAAATGCGGTTGAGTTTGAAAAATCATATGCGGAAATGCAATTGATACTTGATGCGGCTTTTCCACAAACTGCATGGGGCGAATACTTAACACGTCATGCGGAATCTCATGGGGTATTTAGAAAAAGTGCAACACAAGCTAATGTAATGTTAACTATTACTGGAACTGCAAATACAGTAGTACCAAAAGGAAGTTTATTTGGCACAGATAATGATGAAACCTTTAGAACCACTATTGAAATTACGCTAGGTGAAACTGGAAGTGGGAAAGTATTGGCGGTATCAGAGCTAACAGGTAAATCATTAAATGTAGGAGCTAATACAATTACAGAAATAGTAGGTGGGATTTATGGAGTAAGTACAGTTAACAATGAAGCGGCTGCATATGATGGATATGATGAAGAAACTGATGCGGAACTACTAGATAGATTATTATTGAAAGTAAGAAAACCAGCAACAAGCGGTAATGCATATCACTATGAACAGTGGGCAAGATTAGTTAATGGAGTATTTTTAGTAAAAGTAATCCCATTATGGAATGGACCGGGAACAGTAAAAGTTATTATTATCAATAATGAGCGTGAAAGTGCGAGTACAGAATTGATTGAAAAAGTTAAAACTGTAATTGCAGAAAATGCACCAATTGGAGCTACTGTAACAGTAGTTACACCAACGATATTTGATATTAATATAGAGTTAACGGTAACTAAGGGGAAAGCTGAAATAGAAGCTATTAAAAAAGTACTAAATGAAGAGTTTAAAAAGCAAATCTTCAACGGTACATATGTGTCATATGCTAATATTGGCAAGGCTATTTTGGCCAATAAAGAAACAGGAGTATTAGATTATCGTGAGTTAAAAGTAAATAATGGTGTTACCAACATTGATATTACAAATGAACAATTACCAACAGTTAAAGAGGTGATCGTACATGAGTGATTTTATAAGATGGAAAGAGGTGGATATATTAGCATATCTACCTTTTTTTATTGCAAAAGATATGGAGTTTAAGGCAATAAGTGATGCGGATAGTAGAGAGCATGAACGCATTAGATTATTGTTAATGGAATTATTGAAACAAGATAATATCCAAACGGCAACATATGCATTAGATAAATGGGAAGAATTTGTTGGGATTAAACCTAAAAACAATAGTTTTAAGGATAGAAGAAATCGTGTGATTGCAAAGTTAAATACTTCAAATAGCAGCACAAAAGAATATCTTGAAACTATTGCTAATAAGTTTATATCTGATAAGTCTGCTGAAATAATTCCATATAACGAAAAATATATGATGGACTTAAGCTTTACAAAGGACATGTGTGATAACATAGATGATTTACACAGTGCAATTGAAGAATTTAAACCAGCACATATTGGATATATTGTTTGGGAAGAACAAACTGTTGCGCAAAACTTAATAATTACATCATTAGTAGGAGCGCAGGAAGAAACCGTGATAGGCATGATAAAACCATTAGAGAATATTGAGATTGAACACAGTATCTATTATGGGAATGCTATTGGGATAGAAGAAGTAACTATGATAGGAGGTTAATATGGCACAATTTCCGGGATTAAGCTTGACTGTTCAAGGAAATAAAATGATCCTTAAATCATCAACTGGTAAAACAGAGGACAGACTAATTATTACAAAGGCGGTAATTGGTGATGGGCAGCTAACAGCAAGTATTGATGGTTTAACAGAAATAGTTAGTAAAAAATTAGAAATAGGGTTAAGCCAAGTAAAAGAAGTTGCAAATGGACAAATGCAATTGCAATTTAATTTTGACAATAGAAAAGTAGAAATTGGCTTTTTTTGGCGAGAAGTTGGATTATATGCAAAAAATGGTGATAGTGGGGAAGAAAAACTTATTGGCTATTCTAATGCCAAAGGTTTAACTTCATATATTCCAGATAAAACTAATGTTATTCCAATGCAACGTTTAGTAATTGCTTTAGGGGTGGGGGATAATCCAAACGTAAAAGGCGAAGTAGATTTTTCCAGTACTATTACTTTAGAACAATTGGAAACAGCAATTGACACACACAATAAAGCAGCAGAAGCACATAAAGAACAATTTAAAACAATTAATGAAAAGATTACTGCAATAGAGGATTCCAAAGTAGCTAAAACATCTGCTGATTATATTAAATCATTAGTAACTAATACAAATGGATTAGAAGCTACAAAAGGTAATGGTACAAAAGAATTGTTAAAATTACTAACTAATGTAGATAGTGGTGATAATCAAGGGCTAGCACCTACTTTACAACTTGTAAAAAATCTTTTGAGCGGACTAAACATCAAAAACACAACAGATGTAGTCAATGCCTTAGAAAGTGAGAAAGCAACAGGTCTTGGAATTAGATATGATTTTAGTAATGTAAATGCATGGTATATCTGTTTTGGTAAGATGTTTGGGAATTTAATTATCCAAGGGGGAAATGACAGTGATACCCAAGCATATTACGATATAGGAAGTCAACAAAGGCAAGAGCAATTTACATTTCCTGTATCGTTTAAATCCAAGCCATTATATGTACATCCATATGCAATTAATAAAGTAGAATTAAGACATTTATCACGGATTGCAATTAGTGATAGTCAGATTACATTAACTGGATTTACAGCAGGAATTAGTGAGAATTCTAATGTAGTAGAACAAATTAAAATGAGGTATATTGCTTTAGGCGTTTAAATCCCAATAACACACCATTCAATGATTGAATCTGCTTTCAACATTGTTTGATAACTAGAATGTACTTCATATCGCATATCTATTTTAGATATTCTTCTTGTGATAGTACTTGCTCCTGAATTCCCCCAAAATATTGATGTATCACTAGCAATAATACCAAATGTATGGAATACATGATTGCTCGTAAAAGCAATAGGAAATATAACTTTATTTGTTGTTGTTTCTAAATTGCTAGGATCTGATTGCTTTTGCTCTCCAGCCTTTTGTTTTCCCCCTTGGTTAATTACCAATAGCAATCCAACTAATGCTAGTTACACTATTTTGTGCAGTCATATAGGTGAATTTTAAATTTGTGATAGATTTAATTGCGCTAGTTACCCATCCATCTTGGTCTAATGTATCAGCAATATTAATAATATTAACTGATGGGAGATTATTAAATGCAATAGGGTATACAGTGTCATCATTGTAAATATTACGCCCTACAATAATATTTACTTTTCCCCCTTGGCTAAATTCCGAACGCAATATAAAATAAATCACTATTATATGCTGCGCTAGATGCATCAGCAACGATTGTATAACCAGTAGTAGTTCTTTTATCGGTGTAAGCAACTGATGCCCCACCAATTGCAGTTGGCCATTCTAATGTTTGTAGTACACCAATACATTCTTTTGCATAAGAAATAGGGAATTGAACATCATACTTTCTACCATCATAAATGGTTAAATTTAATTTTCTTCCCCCTTGGTGATTAAATACCAACAGCAATCCAACAACCATTATTACGAGACTTAGGATAGTTAGTGTTATTGCTACCGCTTACCATTTTAAACGTGCTCGCCGTGATCGCCTTTGGTCTAATCATCATCTCATGCCATGGAGTTGGCTCATCTAGCATCATAGGAAGTACTGCCAGTACTTCGTTAAAACGAATGGGAAATGTTATAGATGCAATTTCAGGGACAAATTTTCCCCCTTGGTCATTTAAGTAGTTCAATCGCCTTACGTAATTGTCTAAGCGATTTGTGCGTATATACTCCGTCGGTAACATTAGATGATGCATGGCCTAACAATAATCGTTTAGCATTATAGTTAGCACCTACATCATCTAATCTAGTGGCGAACGAATGGCGGCAATCATGGGGCGTATGGTTGGCATTGATGGATTTCATGGCTAATTTAAAGGAGTGAGACAGTGAAACATAATTACGTTCATCTATGATCCATTTATTAGACAATCGAGATTCAATAAATGGCCATATACGATGATGAATGGGAATGATGCGGATGCCTGCTTTTGTCTTGCTGATAGTAACTTTTAAATAACGTTGCTTTCGATTAATATCGCTGCTTTTAAGATTAATCAATTCGCTGGCACGCAAGCCAGTGTATAAGAGTATTAATGGTAATTCTGCATTGATATTCCACAATCGGTTAATCTGATTAGTTGTGAATAATTTGCGTGGGCGTTTAGGGATGTTGTGGCCAATATTCAAATATTGACTATATGACTTTGAGCACCAGTCATTAATAATTGCAAATGAATATAATTGATTGAGTAAAGAGCGAACTTTCTTACATGAGGAATAGGAAAGTCCGCTCTTTAGCATATCTAATATTATATTTTGCAATTCATTATATGTGATTTCGTTGATAGGGCGGTGAGATATACATGATACATGATGATAGGCACATTCATATCCTTTCATTGTATGTGGCGAAACATTTAAGGAATGTAACGCTAACCATGAATGATACACATCAGCTAATGTATGGGTATCACACAATGCCGCCTTAGCCTCTTGATAAGAGGCATAATAACCAACAATCTTATATAAAACATAAGGGCGTTCATGAGCGCCTTTTAATTTTTCAATTAATTTCATAATAAACTCCGAGAAAGGAACATAACATGAATTATGTATTTATATTAAATAAAAATGGGATTCGCCAAACTACATATGTAATAGGCATTCATGCTGAAACACTTGAGGAAATACAAGAAATGGCGAAATCTGAATTTCCTAACTGTACATTAGTACAAGGTGATAGTGAAATGCAATCTAAATTTACAGAAGGTAAAGCATATGTAAATGGTAAGTTTGTAGATCCACCAGTGGTTGAATATGTCCCTACAAGAGAAGAAAAAATCAACGCTATTAAAGCTGAATATGATCAGCGTTTCAAAACGCTAGAAGAGGCTCAACGCAGATTGCTACTTATGGGGAAACCTACCAACGCTATTAGTGCACAGTACATTAAATTAAACAGTGAAATGGTAGCACGAATTAAGGAGGTGCAATAATATGCCTAAATATATTGGTGACAGTAAAGTTCCTGTAATGGAATTTTGTGAGTACTGTTGGGAAGTACTTAACGAAGATGGCACATGTCCTATAGAAGAATGTGTGCATAATGATTTGTTATCTTTAGATGAAAGTGAAGCGCAAACGGAAGGAGATTAAATGTGGACATGGCAATTCGAACTGAATGACATTCTAACCACGTTGACTATTGTCAGTATAGTTGCAGGTATAGGCTATAAGGTTCTAGTTATTCCGTTGCTCGAAAAGTTGGATTTGCAACGAATGCAAGACAATTTGATGTTTCATGAAAAAATGGGCGTGCTCACTGATACGCTAAAGGATTTAAAGGATGAAATTAAATTGTCTCGTGAGCAACGAACCAAAGCATATACCGAGCATGTTAAATTGACATCAAGAGTCGATGGTATTGAAGCTCGTGTTGATGATATTAAGGAGGAACTACATGAACATACCACCAAATCTCATCAGTACAGTTAAAAAATCATATCAATCAATCCGAATAGCTAATATACATCCTACAGGAGTATTGGCGACAAGGGCACTAGTACTTACAATGCTAGTGCCTATTTTATTGGTGGTACTTGAATATGTTCTATCATTTATAAGGGGTTACGTATCACCAGAAGCTAACCAGTTGATAGATAAAGGTGTATTCATTATAGATCACATCTTTGTACCTAGTGTGTTAACTGCTTTTGGTGGCTTTCTTGCATTATGGATTGATAAAGATAAAAATGGCATTCCAGATAAACTGGAAGAAACACCAAAAACACAAACGTATAACGATAGGGGGAATAAAGAATGAGAGTGTTCATTAATCCAGGGCATGATATTGATTTAGACAGTGGTGCTGTAAATCCTAATTATGGCACACGTGAATGTGATGTGGCACGTAATGCAGGCAAGATGTTAGCACGATATTTACAGACGGCAGGATGTGAAGTAAGAACTTTACAAAGCGATGACTTAGGTCTTGTATGCGAAACATCTAATGAGTGGGGAGCAGATATTTTTGTATCTCTACACTGTAATGCATTTAATACTGTAGCACGTGGCACAGAAACATTATATAAATCATATAATGGACAACAATTAGCACAATTGATTCAAGACCAAATCATTAATAGTATTAATACTGTAGACCGTGGCATTAAAAAACGTGATGATTTGTGGGTGTTAAATGGAACAGATGCAGTGGCCGTTTTAGTTGAAATGGCATTCATTGATAATGATGAAGATTTAGAAATACTTAATAACGATTTAGATACTATTGTACGAGCAATTGCACGTGGTATAACTGATTTTGGAGGTTAGTATGTATGAAAAAATCAAGAACATTGTATATACTCATTACATCTCTGTTCCTATTTGTATTGTCCTTTGTATCATCGCATGTATATGGTTCTACGCCGACAGAGCAAGTAATATTGACACGACAGGAATACAACGAGCTACTGATGAAATTCGAAACGCTCAACAATACAATCAACGAGCAGTTGAAGATAATAGACGATCTAGAACAGCAATTGAACGTAGCACAGATGTCAACGAACAAATCGAAACAAGAATTAATAGAATCGATGAACTTAATCAAAGAACAGAGGAAGCAATTACTAATAGCCAAGAACACATTAGAGCAGCAAGAGAAAACGCTATTAATGCAAAACGAATCATTGGCGAAGGTGAACGCATACTTAGAAATGCAGATGAGAGAACTCAAAAGAATCAAGATGCAACAAAGGAACAGTAAGATATTAAATATACTATTGGGGGGAACAGTTGTTTATTTAGCTGCTAAAAGTTGAGGTGATCCGCACATCTCCATAGCGTGTAATGGTGGATACACGCAACTATAAATAAAAGAGCCTACTAACCTAGATTAAATCTACGTTGGTAGGCTCTATTTTTGTTTGTAAAAATCAAAATAAACACTTGCTTTTATACACGGTATAGGGTATAATAAAGATGTAGAAAGGAGGTGATAAAAGTGGACATAATAAAAGAGCTAACAAGTTTAATAAATGAGTTAACGCTACTGACACTAGCAATCATCATTTTAAAACTTGTTAGCAAAGACTAAAAAGCGGGCGGGTGAAAGCCCCGCCACCTTTTCAACATTATTGTAAATCAACGAGGTGAATTATGCAATATTTAGAATGGCTGATTAATATAGCAACTCTTATTGTTCTGATATTAATACTTAAACGTTTAGTTAGGAAGTGATGAAATTGAAATTTGAACTAGATGATATTATGACAACACAAGAGGCTGCAGAGAGGTGGAATGTTACTGCTGATTCATTAAAACAGAATTGTAGAGGTCGTGTAAAGAATGGGTTTAAAGAATGCGAGTTTAAGAAGTCAGGGAAAATGTGGCTAGTTACACGGCAGGGGATGGAAAGGTTATACGGAAAAGAAAAATAACGCTTGCCCCTTATTTGCCCCTTTTTGAAATGTAGAGTTTAAATAATGTAGTAATGGTGCGGAGCGTTGAGTATAAACCCTCAAACCGCACCAAATATAGAATACCAAAGCTTACAGATTTTCTGTAAGCTTTTTTTGTTATTGGCAGTTCTTTGCAATCCATGTAGAATTATACTAAGCAATGAATGATGAATTAATACTTTGTATGTAGTTTTATATGTGAGAGCGAATCATGGAATTTAATTATGGTGATACCCTGAGTATTAAAAGTGATTTATATACAATTTTAGGGAAAATTAGATATATAGACACTAATGGAGATATTTGGTATGAGTATAAACTCATAAAACATAGTACTAATGGACAGTTCTGGTTAAGTTGGGATGAAATTCGAAACGAATATCAGTTCACCAAGCCTTGTGGCTCGATGAGGCCAAGTACTATGATTTGTGTAGATGAGGGCCGTGAAATTGTTAGTGGTGCTTGGGGCGATGTAGATGTAGATATAAGTGATTCTGCCAAGTATCAAGAGTATGAATCTCCTGATGGAGCGACTACCTTTTCTATAGAGGAATGGGAGGATGAAACAGAGTATTCTACAGGATTCTATGTTAACAAAGAGTTTGTAACATTAGAACCAAAAGCTACCGTCACAAATTCTATTGAACAGCGGTTGAAGTCGGTCAGTGGCAGAAATAAAATATTTGGTCCTTTTCTCTGGATAGTTATCTGTGTATTAGCAGTATTTGCATCTGAGCTTGATTTACCTAGCTGGCATCAAGTACGAGCTTTTTTTAATCATCCCTATACTGTATCTGAATATATCAAGGAACATCCAGATACTTATACGTATGTAACATCTATTACAGGCGCAAATAACTTAAAGTCTGATATATATCAATCATCGTTAAGTCTTGATGAAACAACACAAGACATTATCAAAGGTCTTAAAGGTGATGTGGAGCGCGTTACGCAGGATGGGAATACTGCTTTCACAGAAATCACAGAGGATAATCAAGAGGTTGCTGAGGAGTATAAAGCCGAGAAGCGTAATGAAACGACAATTCCTACGGAAACGGTAACATTATTGACTAAGTATGAATATATTACTGTCTATATTTCTACGGAGAATACGGTGCTTGTTCGTGTTGAAAGTCGAGAGAGTGCATATAATCATAATAATGATGGAGGATATCACTCTAGCAGTCGTTCTTATTGGTTCTATCGTAATTCCTATTGGTACAATGGTTATGCTCAGGATCAGATGAAATATACATCTCCGTCTAGTTATAGCGATTATAATCCGACAAGTAATCCATATAAATCTGATTACTCGAATACAAGTAGTAGTTCCACGAAAAATCCATACAAGTCTGATTACTCTTCAGGTTATGGTGCTGGTACGTCAGATGCTAATCGATTATCACGAGCAACTAATTATAGCTATTCTCCTTATGAAAGCTATGCTACTAGTATCCGAAATGCTAGTACTGGTGGACGAGGCAGTGATAGTGGTGGCACCAGTCATGGTAAATAGTTAGATGTTTACATGGAAATTGTAATCAACGTTCAAATAGAGATTAAAATTTAGGAGGGTATCACTATGCCTTATATTGCAGATATTATGAGTGTTATCGTTTTTTCCTTTATCGGTATCGTACTGATGGTATTGGGGAATTGGCTTATTGATCTATGTATACCAGGGGATTTTCCAACGGAAATCAAACGTGGTAATCGTGCAGTTGCCTGGCTTTGTGCCGGTTCCTTTATCGGTATTGGCGAAATTGTAAGAGCTGTTATTCAATCCCCAGCTGCACCAGTAGTAGAAGAGTATTTTTTGAGAGGTGTTATATCTAGCCTTGTATACTCTATTATTGGTATTGTTATCTTTTTGGCTGGATTTTTCTTGGTTAATGCATTTCATAGGAAATATTCACTACCAGAAGAAATTATGCGTGGTAATGCGGCAGCAGGTATTATGACCTTTGGTATTTTTGTAGGTTGTGCACTTATCATTGCTGGAGCCATTCACTAATGAAATCGGATCGATTATTATTACTCACTGCATTTGTCATATCGGGATGCTCTCTTTGTTATGAACTTATTATTAGTGCGGTTAGTTCTTATATTTCTGGTGATACCGTATGGCAATATTCCATTACTATAGGTCTATATATGGCTGCTATGGGGTTGGGGTCCTATCTTAGCAAGTTTTGTAAACATAATTTATATGATTGGTTTGTAGGTATTGAACTAGCTATAGGGGTTATTGGTGGCATTAGTGCTGTATCTGTGTTCTTAGCGAATTTGTACCTTGTATCTTATCAAGTTGTCATGTACCTATTTATCATTTTCATAGGCTGTTTAGTGGGGATGGAAATTCCTATTTTGACACGTGTAATGGAGTTAGATAGACAAGACCTGCGTCATACCTTATCATCTATTTTTGCCTTTGACTATTTAGGCGGACTCTTTGGGGCTGTTGCATTTCCTTTGTTGCTATTGCCTCATTTGGGATATATGGCAACAGCCTTTCTTTGTGGGCTTTTTAATGTAATGGCAGCTGGAATTGTTGTCATTACACATCGTCACCAATTGAAGCATTCGCGTGCTATTAAGATTCTAACGATTATTATAGCTACTTTATTGACTGTTGGTACAGCCACATCTGAAAGTATTTCTAAGTACATTGAAAATGGATTGTATCGTGATACCATTGTGTTTTCTAAACAATCTGAATACCAAAAGGTGGTTGTAACGCGTCATAAAGATGATATTCGTCTGTTTATTGATGGAAATTTACAATTTTCTTCTATTGATGAATATCGCTATCATGAGGGCCTCGTCCATATTCCGATGGCACAAGTA